TACTAAATTTTTTAGTGCTAAGTCTGGCGACAAAGCAGCAATTGTGGGGATACTTGACAAGATATGCCAAGAAAAACTGGAACCTTTTATTGAATGTGCATATCAGGAGCTTGCGGATTACCTTGCGGCGTATGACCAGAAGATGAAAATGAAGCGTGAGAATATCGCTGAGCGTGGTATCTGGACCGCCAAGAAGCGTTATATTCTCAACGTGTGGGATAGTGAAGGTGTCCGCTATGCTCAACCCAAGATGAAAATCATGGGTCTGGAAACTGCCCGCTCTTCTACCCCTGCATATTTCAGGGACAAACTGTATCAGGCATTCAAGATTATCATCACACAAAATAATGATGACATCATCAACTTCATTGATGAAATTAAACTAGATACAAGGAAGCAAGATTATCTTGACATTGCTTTCCCCCGAGGTGTGAATGGTCTTGATAAGTATCGTAATGGCACTGACATTTATTCTAAGGGCACTCCAATCCACGTCCGTGGTGCTCTTCTATACAACCATTATGTAAGGCGTAACAAGGTGGATAATAAATATCCAATCATCCAAGAAGGTGAGAAGATTAAGTTTCTCTATCTCAAGACACCAAATCCTATTGGTGAGAATGTTATCTCATTCTTCCAACAACTTCCCAAGGAGTTTAATCTTGAGAAGTATGTTGATTACCAACTACAATTTGAGAAGTCCTTTCTCGAACCGTTGAAAAATGTGCTAGAATCTATTGGATGGCGGCACGAAAAACGTGGCAATTTAATGAGTTTCTTTTGAGGTATTATGAGTTTTTTACAATCTGTTATTAAGGAGTTAGACAATGAATTTGCTTCGGTGGTCGAAGATGGAGTCGCCGCAGGCGATTGTGATTCGTATGTGGATACTGGTTCTTACATACTCAACGCTCTTATCAGCGGGAGTATATATGGTGGTCTCCCATCAAATAAAATCACTGCACTCGCAGGAGAATCCAGCACAGGTAAAACCTTCTTCGCTCTCTCAGTAGTAAGAAGCTTCTTGCAGGCAAACCCTGATGCTCAGGTAATTTACTTTGAGACAGAATCTGCTATCTCAAAAGATATGATGGCATCTCGTAACATTGATGTGAAGCGTGTTGGTCTTGTGCCTGTCACTACTGTGCAGGAGTTTCGCACCCAGAGCATCAAGGTTGTTGATGAGTATATGAAACTTAAGAAGGAAGATAGACCTCCCCTTCTTTTCGTGCTGGACTCTCTCGGTATGCTATCTACTTCTAAGGAAGTGGAAGATGCTTCTGCTGGTAAAGAAACCAGGGACATGACTCGTGCTCAGGTTATCAAATCTATCTTCCGTATCCTGTCACTTAAACTAGGACAAGCAGGTATTCCTCTGATTGTCACTAATCATACATATGAAGTAGTGGGTGCATATGTGCCGACAAAAGAAATGGGTGGTGGCACTGGTCTGAAGTATGCTGCTTCTAGTATTCTTTTCCTTTCAAAGAAGAAAGAGAAAGATGGTAAAGAAGTTATTGGTAACCTCATTAAAGTGAAAGCACAGAAGTCTCGCTTTACAAAAGAAAACTCAGAGATTGAGACGAGGTTATTCTATGACGCACGGGGACTGGATAAGTATTACGGACTATTGGAGTTGGGTGAGAAATACGGAGTATTCGAACGCAGGGGCAATCGGATTGTTGTTGGGGAATCTTCCGTTTATCCTTCTGTTATTCTTTCCGATCCTGAGAAGTATTTCACAGAAGAAATAATGCAAGCACTTGATGAGTGTGCTCGCAAAGAGTTTATGTATGGTAGCGCCGATGAGTGAAAGAATTGAAACTACAATCCTACGCAACCTCCTGTGTAACGAGCAGTTTTACAGGAAGGTTGTCCCCTTCGTAAAACCAGATTACTTTGATGAGCAACATGAAAAGGTAATCTACGAAGAGGTGTGGAATTTTGCTAGCAACTATGACTTGATGCCAACCGCTGAAGTCTTGACTATCAATCTACAAAACAGAAAGGACCTTAATGATGAGACGTATCAAAACGCTGTTAAAACAATTCAAGCGTTACATTCAGACCCTGTTGAATACAACTGGCTTCTTGACACGACAGAGAAGTGGTGTAAGGACAGAGCAATCTATCTCGCACTACTCGACTCCATCAAAATCGCAGATGGAGGCAATACGAAAGTATCGAAGGATGCGATACCAAGTATCCTACAAGAGGCCCTGGCAGTATCGTTCGATGAGCACGTCGGTCACGACTACATCGAAAACGTCGAAGAGCGTTACGACTTCTACCATCTTCAGGAAGATAAGACGCCATTTGACCTAGAGAAGTTTAATCTAATTACCAAGGGTGGTCTCCCAAACAAGACACTCAACGTTGCCCTTGCAGGCACTGGTGTTGGTAAGTCTCTATTCATGTGTCACTGTGCTGCTAACTGTTTGCAGCAGGGTAAGAATGTCCTCTACATTACACTGGAGATGGCAGAGGAAAAGATTGCTGAGCGTATTGACGCTAACCTCCTTAATGTTAACATCAAGGATATTGGCACTCTACCAGAAACTATCTTTACTTCTCGCATTAGAGACATCGGACGCAAGACAATGGGTAGATTTATTATTAAAGAATACCCCACAGCATCTGCACACGTTGGTCATTTCAAGTCACTGCTCAATGAGTTGCAACTTAAGAAAGCATTTAAACCAGATATCATCTTCATTGACTATCTAAATATCTGTGCTTCTGCAAGGTATAAAGGAGCAATCGTAAACTCCTATACTTATGTCAAGGCAATCGCAGAAGAGCTCAGAGGATTGGCAGTCGAATTTGACGTTCCAATCGTATCTGCTACCCAGACTACTAGGAGTGGGTATGGCAATTCTGATGTCGATCTCACTGATACCAGTGAGTCCTTTGGCTTGCCAGCTACTGCTGACTTTATGTTTGCTCTCATCTCTACAGAGGATTTGGAAAAAGATGGGCACATCATGGTCAAGCAATTAAAGAATCGATATAACGACTTATCAGTTTACAAGCGATTCCTGATTGGTGTTGACAGAGCAAAGATGAAGCTGTATAATGTAGATGTCGCAGATTCTTCTATCACGATTGCTGATGAAGAATATGAATACGAGGAAGAGAAACCTCAGACAAAAAACAAGTTTACTAAATTTACCGAATTTATTGTATGACAACGACCGTGAATCGTAAGATTGATTTCTCTCGATATGAAGAATTTGTGGCAGCAGTTACAAGCAATGCCTCAACGAATTTTGTTGACTTCGCTGACCGTATTGGCGAGCTTGATAGAGAAGGTGCCAATATTGAGCGTCTTCTTACTGCTGGCGTTGGGCTTAATGCTGAAGGTGGCGAGTTTCTGGAAATCATTAAGAAGATGGTTTTCCAAGGCAAACCCTGGAATGAAAGTAATCGTGAGCATCTTATCATTGAGTTGGGTGATGTCATGTGGTATGTTGCTCAGGCATGTATGGCACTTGAAATTTCTTTCGATGATGTGATTGCTGGTAACGTTAAGAAACTAGAGAAGCGTTATCCAGAAGGTACCTTCGACCCATACTTCTCAGAAAA